GTGAACGTAAACCGCAGTTGCTTTTCCGTGAATGTGTTAGCCAATTTCGGACACCCCAAGTTCGCCCGCAAGGTCGGACGCCTCAAGGTAGACGAGCTGCCAGCGCGTACCCAAGCCGGCGTACTGCGGGTCAGCAAAGCCCGTCACAGGGTCGGGCTGTGTATCTACGAACATGAAGTCGCCTACGAAGCCGAGGTATTGACGATTGACGAGTAGGCGCTTGAGGTTCAAACAGTTTTGCGTGCGCGTGATCGAAACGCCGCCAACGTCGAGTGTGAACGCGAGGTAAGGGTTGCCCTCGGTAAAGTCGGGGGTATCTGTGATAGCGAACCCGTCCAACGTGCGCAGCTCTATAGCGCAGTTCTGCCCGGCTAGCACAATCTGCAACGTTTGGTTGGGGTTCGGCGCCAAAGGTACGATTTGCATTAGAACTGTATCCCGGCAACGGCACTGTTCACGGCATCACGCACCGAGGGCAGTACGGTTAGTTGCGGCAATTGTGTGCCGAGGTTTTGTACCGGTAGCGCGGCCGGGTTCGCGGCGTTTGCCGTGTTCGCGGTCGTGCTCGAATAGACCGAGGTTGCCTGTTTGATGTTGGTAAAATGAACGTCCAAGTCGGCAAAGAAGTACGCGCCCTCGCGACCCATACGGCGAATCGTGTACCCCTCGCAATTGAAATTGAGGTAAGTTCCCTCGGGAACTATGATGTTGTAACGGTTCGTGTCGCCGCCTATCGCCTGCAACGCCGCGAGCAACGTTGCGCGCTGCTGTAGCGAGCCGCCCTGCGTGAGCTTCAGCGTGATAATGCGCGGGATAATGACCTTGTTGTAGCTTTGAAAATCGCCGTCCTGAATCGGAAACTGAGCGATACGCCAACGGTTTTGGTTCTCAAACCCGTAGTAGGAATCAGGCTGTATAACCGCGTTGCCGTCTTGGTCGAAGACGCCCCAAACCAATTGCTTCGAGGGCGAGCCCAAAAACTTCTGAATCGCCCCAACGGCGAGCTGCACCGTGTTGATAGCTTCATTCGCGCGCACGAGCTGCGGTACGCCGGGCAACTGTGCTACCTGCGGAAACTTCGGCAACGGAATGATTGGGTTAGGCATTACTGTAGCCCCGAGTTACCTTGTGCAACGAGATTCTGCCGGCGTATGGCATCGGGCAACGTCTGCGCGATACCAGTCGAGTCAGTCGCCTGCGTGTGCACGTTGAGCTGTTCAATGTGCGTTGTGTTGACCGTGGTAGCCGCCCCCGCTGCCGGCGCTGCGCCCGGCGTGGACGAGGCCGCAACCGCGTTCATGTAACTTGTGACGGCCGGAACGTAGGCTTTCGTTTCAGGCTTGAGGGTTGTACTACCGGCGATTGCGCGGTTCATTTTCCCCTGGCCGGAATTGTAGGCTCCGATTGCGAGCTTCAACGCCGTTTGCTCGCCGTACATCTTGCGATAGCTCTTGTAGAGGCGCGACAGCTCGGCGGCGGCTGTGTCAATATCTTTCTCGGCATTCTTACCGGCGTCAGGGAAATACTTTGGCATGAGCTGCATGAGCCCACGCGCGCCGGCCGAGCTTGTTGCTTCGGGGTTGAAGTTCGACTCGCGGTGCGCAATGCCCTTCAACAGCCCTTGCGGCAACTGATACTTGCGCTCGGCAGCCGTAAATGCGGCGTCGTACTTTGTTGGTCCAACCTTTTTGGCGTTTGGGCCTTTCTCGGCGAGGCCCAAGTATTTCAACGTACGTTCGCCCGACGTTGCGCTCGCGCTGTCGCCCGCGTCAACAACCGCGTTCAACGCCTTCGCGACGCCGGGGCTAATCGTCGTGACGATGTTTTGCCCGATTTCCTTTAACCGGTTCTTGACACGCGAAACGGCTTGTTCCTGTGCCTGCGCAGCCTTCGCGCCGGCCTCAGTCGCCGCCGCAGTCTTTTCCGCGTCCGCGAGAATCTGTTTCCGTTCGGCGGCTTGCTTCACGAGGTACAACTGTATGAACGATTCTGACAAGCCCATTTCGCGGGCGTACATCGCCTGCGTTTGTAGGTCGCTCGTCTGTCGTTTGAGGCTCGCGGCAATTTCCTCTTGAATGGCTATCTTGTCGCGCGGGTTGCCTTTCTCGTCAAACAAACTGACACCGAGACGCCGAGCCCAACCGGCCATTGCATCGGGCGCGTTGATAGCGAACGAAAACTGTGCGTGCGATAGCTTGGCTATGTCGCTGCCGGCCTCGTCAGCCTTGCCGCCTACCATCTTGTAAGCATCGCCGAGCTTGTCGAGGGCCTTTACGTCGGTGCCAATCGTGGGGGCAACACGGCCGAGGTTGGCGAGCTGATTGGTTGACCCAACGTACGCCATGAGCGCGCCTTTCAGCGTGTTGAATCCAAGCACGGCGCCGGCCACGGCCAACCCAACGCCCTTGATTCGGTCTATGGTTGCGTCCGCGTGGGCTTGCTCTTGCTGCTGCTCGCGACGGCGCCGGGCCTCGGCTTCGCGCTGCTGCCGGGCTTGCTCGCGGGCGGCCTGTCGCTGCGCCTGTGAAAGCCGCTGCGTGCTTTGAGCGCTGCGAGTGTTGGCCTGCGTAGTTGACTGTGCGCCTGCGTTCGCTGACGTTGTAAGGTCAGCTTGCGCGGCCCTAGCATCGGCCGCGCCTTTCTTGTATCCGCTCGGGTCGAGCCCGAGGGTTACTACAAGCGCGTCAATTACCTTTGCCATGTTACGAAACCCTCGGGCGCCCGTTGTGCTCTTTGACTAACGTTAGTTCTACAAGGTCGTGCGCGTCCTGTAGTCCGTAAACCGTCTGCAATTCTGTCAGCGTGCAAACGCCCTTTGATACCAAGAAACCAACGAGCCGAGGAACGTTGACGGCTTCAATTCCTCGCTTTCCGGCCCCTGCAGTTGTAAGCCCGAAGTCGGGGTAACTCCGGGTAGCGAAAAACCTATGTGCAGTTCGAGCACGGCCACGCGAAGCAAAAACCGCGTGCGTACTTCCTCAATCTGCGAATTGACGCCGGCCGAGATTGACTGCAGCGGGATATTGGCCGCAACCTGACACTGTACGCACTCGAACATTTCGTCTAGTAACGGTTCGAGTGTAGGCCATGCGATGCCGCCGAGCGCCTGTACGCCGAGGGCTGCGAATGCTGCAGCGCCCCCGGCCATTTGCTCGGGCGAGATATCGGCCCCTGACTGCGCGAGCCCGAGCAACGCCCGAATGAACCATCGCTCGGCTTGGTCGGCTGGTAACTCAGTGAGAACGAAGGTTTTACCCTTGTCTCGGCCCTCGTCTGTGATCGTAACCCGAAGTGTTTTGCGTGCCATGACTCATAACGTGCGGTTAGATTGGTGCGGAAGTCAAATCTTGATATTCGAGAACGGCGGCGACGGGTTCCAACACTTTCTTGAACGACGGCATCGCGCCTGTGTTCTTGAAAAAGACTTTCCCGAACGTGAACGCCTTGTTGATGGAGGGCAGCGCAATGACGGCCCCGCCCGGAAAGGTTTCCTTGGCGGCTTCCATTGCGGCTTTCCAAATTAGGAACGTGTCGAGCGCGACGCTATCCGGCATGAGCATGACCGTAAGGCGCTTCGGGCTGGGCACGTAGCCGCCCGACAGGTTGCCGTCTGAGCCCATGCGAGTCTCGGTAATGTCGAACGCTTCCTGTGTAAAAGCGTCGTCGGCCGCGTAGCCCTGAATGATTTGGGGCGTAAGGAACACGCCCGGAACCCGCAGGACAAAGGAACTGTTTGCACCGGTAATCGTTGCCATGTTGCTCTCTTACTGTACGTCGATTGAGGCCAACAGCAACGACTGAATGCTGCCGCCGTCCGTATACCAAAACTTCATTGGGGGCGAGCCGCGCAGTCCGCGTACCTGTGCCGTCGCCGGCAAAATCTGCAGGTAGTAGCCCACGGTAGACAGCACGCCGTCGATTTTCACGCCGGCCGCCGTGTTGACTTGCTGCGCCTGCAAGGCCGATAGCGGCACGCCGGGCTGAATGGCGCCGAAGTTCAGATACTTGTCGATTGGGTCCTGCAGCGCCGAGCGGACAAGGTTGTAACCGTTCGTGTTGTAGGGAATCGAGGGAACCGAACGTTCGAGCTGCAGCAACGCGAGCTGAAAATCGCTGTTCATGGCGATTTGGTTTATGTACGGGTCCAACCATTTCCACGCGCCCGGCATGCTGCCCGGAACGTAGAAAACGTCGTCTTCGTTCGCCGTGGCAACCGCGCCGTAGAAATTGTAGCCGTTGCCGCCCGAGCCGTACGGGAAGCCGGCAAGGTTGGCCGCCTGCGTGGCGTCGTTTACGCCGGCTTCCAACCCGGCCTGACTCTTGTACATCGCCGTTGCGCGGCCCTGCGTCGTGTTGAAGTCGAGGGACGCCACGAAGCCGCACACGAACGCGGCAAGCTCGCCGGGCGTCCATGTCGTAACGACGGGTAGCCCGGTCTCGATATCAATATCGGTACGGGTGCCGGGGTCGTAGTTCGGCGAGCTGCCGTTCAACTGAGCCGCCGTCACGCGAGCGCCAAACCCGGTTGGGTTCGCGCCGGTCGCATTCGCCGCGACGCTATCCCATTGGATGTAGGCGAAGCGCTCTTGCCCGGCAGGCGAGGCCGTCGAGAACCACTGTGCGAAGCCGAAAGCCGTATCAACGTCGGCCTCGAACACGGTAGTAAAAGTCGCCCAATTCTGCGTGACCGCGACAACGCCGTTCAGGAAGTCGGCCGGGTCGGCAGGGGCGGCGCCCTGAGAAATCGCGGCACCGGCCGCCTGTGTGAGCTTCAGGTTCGTTGCAAGCGTGTTCGTCGTGGCAAAGCCAATCGTCGAGGCAACGCCGGTTGCAGCCGAGCTAATGACGAACGCTGACCGCAGCGTATCGTAGGTGACGGCTACCGGATGGTTGACCGACGAAGGTATGGACGTGCCCGCGCCCGTAGCGGCGGCACTCAAAACAATAGTTCCGGTGTTCGTGTTCGGGTCGTATGTCCCAAACGAGACAATCGTCGTATTTGCCGGAAGGTTCGCGTTTACGAGCGTGTCACCGACGTGCAAGACGCCGGGGCCGCCCGCCGTAACCGTTGCGGTTGTGCTGGCGTTGACCGTGGTAACAGTGCCCGCCCAGCTATTGCCGGGGTTGTCCAATGCGGTCTGAATGATCGCAGCCGCGTTCGGGTAGGAGGTTGCCGAGGCAAGATTGATCGCAGACGACGTAAGCAAATGTCCGTCTACCACGACAATCAGCGTACCCGTAAACCCCTGCAACTGAGCAAGGGTCACGCCGGCCATGCTGCCGCTGCGCAGGTAGGCCGAAACGGCG